TTATATGCTTTCCAGTTATTTTTATATTCCATTACATCCCATAACGCCATCTTGACCTTTAATTTTGGATCGTTTTCCAATGCTTCTGTCATTTGTTGATTTACTCTTCTCCACGCTACTCCGCCGGCTCCGTAATCGTATGCGTGTAAGGGAGCTCTCCCATATTCTATACCTGGCTTTTCTGATACCGTAACTCTTTTTGGCTCTACTTCCATATCCGGTCCTACTTGTCTCATTACAGCATGAACATCTTTTGAGTATGGTCTTTCTAAATCGTTTTGATCTGCTTCTTGTGATATTCCCAGCCTTGTATTACTAGGCATACTAGGTCCTTTTAAATTTGCCACTTGATTCTGTAGAAGACTTAATTCTGCTTCTGATTTACCCGCTTCTGCTTCTGCTTTTTTTACATTTGCTGATACCGTTCTTTTCTCCTCTGGAGTCTGCATTTTATTTATCCAGTCCGATGCTGCCTGTCCTGTCTTAGTTAAGTCCATATAGCCCCCAGGTTCCGGCTCTCCCACATATGGTGCTGTATAACTTGCCGTTGGTGCTCCTATTGCTGCTAATGGATGTATACCCGCAGCTTTTGCATCTGCCACTTTCCACCTAATTCCATGCGTTGCGAACTCTCTTTGTAATCTTTCCGATTGTGCCAACATATCGCCTTGCATACCCGCTGCCCGGTCAGCTGATCTTTTTTGCTGATATGCTGAATATGCTGCTGCTGCTATCGCTACCCATGACATATCTTATCCTCCTCTTCCACTTTAGCATTTAATGCTTGATTTAATAGTATACTTTCTTCTCTTAGGTCCACCCATTCCTTTACCAGCTCTTGAAAGCGCGAACATGACCATACGTCTGGTAAGACGGTCGTTGCATATCCTGATTTCACGTAATCTGCTAAGCTTGCGAGCTGGAGAGTAAGTCTGTTGAATTTTACTGATAGGTTTTTTAGCTTTTCGCTGTAATTCATAAAGGAGAACTGATCTTCTAATTCTTTTTCGACGTTCTTCATCATCACGCCTCCTTTTTTGTGTTTTTTCTGTTTTTTTGCTTAATTGACGTTTTTTTCTTACATTGGCTCTAATTATTTCGTTCCGATAGCGCTCTGCTTTAAAATCCAACAAAAGGTTCCTTTTAGAGTGTGAAACTCGTTGGCTTTTTCTCTTTTTGCGCTTCTTTTTTTTGCGAGCCATGTGTTATTTCCTGTCAATAAGCACTGTACCCCTCAAGTAGGGTACAGTGCAACACCTTTTTTAAGTTGCCTCCGCAACTTGTTCTTTTTTTACATACTCGACTCCGTCTATATTAATATATTTATCGCTATCGCTATCAGACTTATCAGTACTGTTATCAGTGTCGTTATCTGTATTATCAGCCTCAGTATTAATAGTCGGCCGTTCGATTGGTCTTTCATCATCCATTACCTGATAGTTTATATTTACGGGATCTTTTTCGAACTCATCTTTTACATCGTAATCCCTTGATTCCTCTAATGTTTCGAATCCCTGTTTTGCTATTTCCTCAGACAATTCCTCTTTTATTACCCTCTTTATTCTTTCACGTATAGTTAGCCTAGCTTTACCTCCTTCAACGAACATTGGTTTTGGGTTTGGTATTTCTCTACCGTTATCGTCTATTATAGACCTTGTTATGTCTTCTAATTCCATTTGTAATTCATCAAGAATATTTGCCACGTATTTACTTATTTTAATTCCCATTTTCTCTTCTCCTTTTTCGGATCCGGCTATTGCCATTAAAATGTTCTAGGTTTTACAACGTTTGTCATAGGCCTTCTAGCTTGAATTGAGTGATTGGCCATTACTAGCATAGTATCTGATGCTGTTGATGCAAATATTCGGCTTTCGGCTGGTGAACAATTTGTAAATGTACTGTTTAACGCTGGATCCCCTCCGAATATTCTAGCTAAATGCCAATGGTCGTAGTCTGACCAGAAGTCCCCTGATATACCTGATGGATGTGATCTATATTCATCGTATCTGCTTTGATACCCGAAAGTCCCATCTGGCGTTGTGTGCTCTGCATACACCTCTTTGTTTAATACCGCCTGCTCTCCTATGAACTGTAACTCTTTTTGAAAGTACTCCTCTTTTATTGTCCTAGAGAATTTTCTTGGAAGACCGCTTGCGTATATGCTTTTAGGAACCACGCTCATAAGACACATAATAATGCCATGCTCGTCTATGAACCTTCGGAACTTATTCGAGCGCATTGCTGCAATGCCATGACCTTTCATGTCTCCTATAGTTGTTTTGCCTACGTCTAGCACTTCGGACATTTGAATAATTTGTGAACCTCCCGATAGAAATTCCGGTCGACCTAATCTCCTGTCCTTTGGTCTTACCCCAATGTACCTTAGATATTCTGCATAATCTGCTCCGTAAATATTTCTTGCCTCTTGGAATCTTTGGGTTGCTAATGCTAAACGAAGATCGTTAATTGATACTGATGAAGAGTCCTCTAGACTAGCCCTTATATTAGGGAATCCTGCATTGTCTGGGTCCTCTTCCAGTAATACTGTGTCATTTCCAGTTCCCCATGCGTCAGCATAACTTTCTGCCCCCGTACCATCTGTTTCATACGCATTTGTTGGAGTCGTATAGAATGGGCTTTGGTCACTAGGCCCAATACCCGTAATCGGTGCATCTCCTGTTAGTGGTATTACCACCTCATCCCCGAGTTGTTCATGTTCCCTTGTGGTGGTAAAATAATCCTTCTCCCACGATACATTAGCTACCGCCGCAGTCAAAGTTGTTCCATCAGCTCCGCTTGCAGTTGATATACCTATTTCACTTTGTAATTGTTGATCCCTGTAAAATTCATTATATATTTGCCAGTACGCCCTAAATGGTAATGCGCTATACCTTAAATCTGGAGAATATGTTCCAACCGGAACATCCAAGTAATCACATAATTGTAATGCTGTCACGGCTGCATCATCTATGTATGGAGCAACCGTTGAGTCTTTTCCATCCTCTCCACCTGTTATGAAGTCTTCAAAGTCATCCCATATTAATCTTAATGGAACAAAGAAGTTATGTATTCTGACCTTGCATGGATGCATCACCGGCGATAATAGAGGGGTGCACCTGATAAGCGCAGAGGAACTCATTTGAATAGAATCCCCTGGAATTACGTCTAGCCACGTGAGTGGGTAAAGTTTTCCCATACTCATAGTAGTTAACTTATAATGCGATAAACTGAACTTATTTCGTTTCATAACGTTCTCCTTTGTTTAAATATCTCTATTTTTCTTTTTTGTTGCTCCCTTTTCCCTTTTTCCTCATTTATAATCCGATCCTTGTATATACCTGGTCCTTCCCAATGCTTCTCGAATATTTGTGATTGGTACTCTCTGAACTTTTCTTTTATTTTTCCTTCCGATAGACCTAACCCTTTTTCCATCCTTTTTGTAAGATATCGACCCAAAGGCAAGTTTTTCTTTCCATAGCATAATATTTGGACGCCTTCTATCCATTCGCTTTTACCTCCCTTCAATATGTTCTCCACTATCATATCCACTTTTTCTTTTCCTAATCCTTTACTCATAATACTGAACTCTGGCATCTTTCCTTCCAATGCATCGCAATTTTTGAAGTGATGCCCTTTTACTATGTACCCTGATACATACCTACATGACTCTGGGCCTACTCCCGACACCTCAACCCTTCCTATGGGTATTCGTTTTTCTTCCCTGAACCACTCCTCGAGCGATCGTAAACGCTGTCTTTCAGAATATCGCAATCTTTCGATACCTCTAAATCCCCCAAACTCTCCTTTAACTGACCACGCTTTAACAACCAAATCTCGTTCTCCATCGCCCAGATTAAATGCGATAATGTGATAATGTGGCCTTTTGAACTTTGTACCATACTCTCCAACCGCATAATACCGGATCTTTCGCTTTCCATAGTATCTCAACCTCTTTATGAATTTTTGAAGATGATCTTTCTTTAACTCGAACGGTAGGAACTCATCCTGATAAGTTAATGTTACGAATGACGATTCTAAGTGTACTGATGCTTCCAACTCCATTCTATGCTGCCATACCCTTGCTCTGTTAATCCTGCATGGTAGACATTTCCCACATGGAAATGGAGTGGAAGCGTCTTTTGCCTCATTTGATAGCCAAAGGTTTTTTCTTGTCGTACGCAACGGCGTTTTTAGATATGGCCTCTCGCACATCATCCTCACAACCTCCTACCGACACGTAATGAGTACCTGCTTGGACCCATTCGTACTCGACGACGTCTACCCCTTCTTCTTCGCCTACCTCTCCTTCTCCGCCTTCTATAAGCCATTTTATCACCTCCTTTTTTTTGGCATTTCGCCCACGAAGAATTTGTTTTGGTATCCCTGAATGTATTTTCCTCTTGTAAACAGGCTACTTTGACCATTTATTATTTTCTGTTCTATCCATATTCCCCACCCAGGGTGGTACCTATATTCATACCCTTTATTGTCTGGTGCAGGCCTCTGCTTTCTTAACCTCGATCTTGTTTTTGCTCCTTTACTTGGAAACTTATATGCTTTCCAGTTATTTTTATATTCCATTACATCCCATAACGCCATCTTGACCTTTAATTTTGGATCGTTTTCCAATGCTTCTGTCATTTGTTGATTTACT